CGACCAGGTAGTCGGCCTGCTGGACCACGTCGCTGTACCCGCCCGGCGTCCACTGCGACGGCACCGACGCCGCCACCTCGAAGCTGTAGCCCAGGTCCGCCAGGGTCTGCTCCAGGTCGGCGCGGGTGTAGTAGCCGTAGATGTCGTGGCACTCGATGAACAGCACCGGGGCGAAACGTTCCAGCAGCCCGGCCATGCCCCGCAGGGCGTGAATGTCGGCACCCTCGACGTCGAGCTTGATGAGGTCCAGGCGGTCCAGCCCGGTCAGATCTGACTGCCGGTCGAGCCGGTCAGCCTGGACGAGCGGGGTGCCGTTATCTTCCGTCCAGCTACCGACCTCAGGCGGCAGGACGCGCATCGACCCGCCCTCGGTCTGCCCGTTCGGGTCTTCCAGCGATAGCCACGCCTGCTCGTCCCACGCGGCGAGGTCCACGACGGTCACATTGGTGATCGCGTTCATCGCCAGGTGGCGGCGCAGCGTCGAGGCGGTCGCCGGGTTCGCCTCTACCGCGATCACCTGCGACGCCTTGCCGGCGAGGCGCAGCGTCCAGTGGCCGACGTGCGCGCCCACGTCCAGCAGCACGCCGCCCGCGGGCAGCAGGCCCTCCAGGATGGGGGCGAGATCCTTCTCGTGGTCGGCCCAGCCGATGCCGTCACCCGTCCGGCCGCCCCGGTCGATCCACAGCAGGCCCGCGGCCTCCCGGATCTTCTCCGGCAGCTTCCGCGGGCGGGCCGCCGCCGCGGCCAGATCGTCCCGCTTCGCCTCCAGCGCCCCGGCGAACTTCGCCAGGACCGGCTTCCAGTACTTCTCCGTCACTGCGTCGGCGTCGTAGTCCTGCGCGAACGCGAACGCCTCCGCCCGCATGGACTCATCGCGGGCCTTCTCGTACGCCTGCTCGTAGGCGTCCGCAATGTCACCGATGCGGGGGACGGCCGCCCAGCCACCCTGGGAGTCGTGCCACACCTTCTCGTAGCCGACCTTCCACCCCGACCCGCACAGCTCCGGCATCGCGGTCGCGTCGGTGACGATCACCGGCGTTCCGCACGCTTGCGCCTCCACGATGGGAATGCCGAACCCCTCCCCGTAGGAGCAGTTCGACAGGACGTCAGCGGCGCGGTAGATGTCAGCGACCGCGGACGGGCTCATGCCCTTCCGGTAGGTGTAGATGTCGGTGTACGTGTAGGAATCCCGCGGCAGCATGTGCTCCAGGAACGGGCGCAGCCGCATCCCTGAGGGCTGGTCCACGTCGGTGTGCAGGACCAGCATCGCGTCGGGATGCCGCTTGCGGAGCTGCGCGAACGCGGCGATCTGCTCAGCGAACGCCTTCCGGTTCCCGTCCCGGCCGATGTTGTTCGCCACCATCGCGACCACGAAGGCATCCTCCGGCAGCCCCGCCACGGCGCGGGCCGCGGCCTTGTCACCGGGGCTGAACGCCGCCGTGTCGATGCCGTGCGGCACGTACAGCGGGTTCAGGCCCGCACGCTGCAGCGCCGCCTCACCGAACCGGGACATCGCGATCGGGATCGCGCCCATCACCCCGAACCAGCCGGAGACGACTTCCGGGACGTCCAGGTGGTCGACGGGCACCCAGGAGCCGACGCACAGCTGGTCCAGCAGCGGCGACTCGAACGTCCACACGTCGCCAAGGGTCAGGATGATGCCCTTCGCGGACGCTTCCTCGATGCTGCGGCAGTTCTCCGCCCCGAAGTGCTTCAGCGCGTGCGGGACGATCACGTCGGCGCCGTACGGCGCGCTGTAGGACGGATAGCAGGTCATGCCCCGCCAGTCCATCTGGGCGCCCTGCAGGCCGTAGTAGACGGACAGGGCCACGTCGTGGCCGAGGTCACGGATACGGGGGGCGAAGATCCCCGATTGCGTTCCGTAGCCCGTTCCCGCCCAGGGCGCGACACTGTGCCACAAGATCTTCAAGCTGGTTTCCTCCCGGATATGCGGCACCCCCCGCTCCGGGAGGGAGACGAGGGGTGCCACGCGCTGCGGTTGTTACTGGCGGGCTGGCCGGTTGGCCGCCGCCGCCTTCTCCTGCCTGGCCGGGGCCGTCTGCACGTCCTCGACCAGGGTGGCCATCCCGGTCGCGATGAACGACCTGGCCCAGGCGACGGCCTTCTTGTCGCCGTCGTCCACCTCGACGGGCTGGTCGGGTGCCCACGACGTGATCATGCCGTCGGGGCCGGGCCCGGCGGCCGGGCCGTGCACGGTGACCTTCATCAGGGACTCCCCGGGTCACCGTTGCCGGCCATGCCCTGGCCGGCCGCTGCGCCGTACCGGCGGGCCGCGAGGTAGGGGCTGATCGGCTCACCGTCAGCGGTTGGCCCGGGCCGGTCCTCGGCCACGGCCTCATCCGCGGTTTCGCCGATGCCGGGGATGGGCTCACCTGCGGTCTGCTTCCCGACGCCCCCGAGGTCGTCGCCGAACACGCTGTCTGCCATTACCGGCCTCCCTGCCCGGGCGGCCCCGCCGAGGGGACCGCGTTGGTGATCATCGCCCCGCCGGTTTCCCTGGCCTCACCGGAGCCGCCCAGGTCCGTGCCGAACACCGAGTCCAGGGGGGGCGCGGTGCCGTCACCGGACGGGTTGTTTGTCGAATGGCCCCCGGAGTTCCGCGGGCCATCCTGGATCGCAGGCAGGTCACTGCCCTGCTGCTGCCCCGGTCCGCCCAGGTCGCCGAACACGCTGTCTGCCATCATCTGCCTCCTAGACGAGGTACTTCGCGAACGCTGCCGGGCGAATGACATCTCCGCCGACACGCTCCTTGAACAGGAACCCCACCAGGCCCTGGTCGGCGTACCGCTCGTCGAGCCGCTGCACGGTGATCCGCTGCCGGTCGCCGATCAGGTACCCCGAGCGGATGTCACCGAACAGCACCGACGGCGCGGAACCCGGCGCCGGGAGCCCCGACACCCGGTAGAACGCCCGGCCGAACAGCCGGTCCGGCTGCCCCGCCTGGTTGCTCGGCTGCCACAGGTAGTTGCTGGTGGAGTCCTTCAGCAGCGCGATCGCCTGCGTCGCGGTGTCAGACGCGAGGTAGGACCCGACATTGGCGAACCGGGACAGGATCACGTACTGCAGCTTCTTCAGGTCATCAGGCACGATCACCGCCGACGCGGCCGCGGTGACACCCTGCGCGGCGGGGATCAGGCCGCCGATCGTCGCCCGCGTCGCGATGCCGAACGGCCGCGACGTGCCGTTCCCGGCCGCGAACGCGTCGTCTTCCATCTCCGCGAACTTCTGCCCGACGATCTCCTGCACCAGCGACACCAGGTTCGCGTCGGTGTCCTGCAGTTCGTCGACACCGATCTGCACCAGCGCCACCAGGTCCTGCACGGTGACCGTGTTCGGGCCGGTCGCCGCGATCCCGGCGTCCGTCGGCGGCGTCGCGCCACCGGCGTTCGTGAGCTCGATCTGCCCCCACCCGGCGGTCACGCCGGTCAGGGCACGGACGTCCACCAGGTTGGAGGTGGTCGGCCGGATCAGCGCCAGGTCCCGCAGCACGCCCAGGCGTGGCAGCTGCAGGAAGATCGGGCCCGCCAGGTCATGCGGGACGATGATCTGCCCGGTCGAGTTCTCGATGATCGCGGCCTTCTCCTCCATGTTCAGGGAGTCCTTGCCGCTGCGCAGCGCCTTCGCGAACCACTGGGCCGACATGCGGTTCGACGCCTCGGCCGCCTGGCCGCCCGGCGGGGTCCCGCCGACCGCGGCCTTGACCTGGGCGTCCAGCGCCGGGTGCGGGGCGCCCGGTGACGCCGACCACGCTTCGAGGTCGTTGTGCTCCTTCTCCGCCTCGGCCAGCTCCCGCAGCCGGAACGCTTCGGTGTTCAGGGCCTTCATGTTCGCCAGCTCATCGGCGGGCATCTTCGTCGCGTCGGGGAACCGGTCCTTGATCGCCCGGGCGAGGTGGATGCAGTTCAGCGACTTGTCGGTCAGGTCCTGCAGGCGGGTCGTCATGATCTTCCTTCCTGGAGTTCGGCCTCTAGCCGGTCCATGTCTGCTGCCGCCCGGTCGATTTCGAGCTGGGCGAGGGGACCGGCGAGTGCCGTATCAGGCGGCTCGCCGCCGGGTGCACCGTCATGCGGCCCGGAGATCGCGGCGAGGATGTCCAGCGCATAGTTCGCGTTGTCCCCGCCGGTGGTGCTGTCCGCAGTGCCGTCTCCGGCGGCTGCGCCCGCAGTGGGTTCCGGCCCGTCGGCCGTCCCGGCTGCGTCGTCCAGGGGCTGGTACGCGGCGACCAGCAGGTCCGCCGCTGCCTTGCTCGCGGGCCCGTACGTGATGCTGAGCGCCTTGGCCATCAGGTCACTGAACTGGTCGAAGTCGAGGCTTGATGACTCGCTGACATTGCTCCCGAATCTCCTCTGCGCCGCCCGCACCTTCGGCAGCGCCTGCTGCCCGAACTCCGCCCCCTGTGCGATCCGGGCTGCGGCATTGTCCGCATGAGCCTTGTCGTGGATGGGGAAATGCCGCAGCGACCGCGGCGTTGTCTTCCCGTCCGCGTCTTTCTTGCCGCCGGGCTCGATGTAGGCGAACGCGGAATCCGGCAGGTCGTTGACCGACGCGGACGACATAGCCGCCTTCGCCGCCATGATCCGAGCCTGCGGGTTCATCGGGAACGGCGTGATCGTGAACTCGTGGATCCGCATCTCATCCAGGAACCTGACCTGGCGGCCGCTTTTCTGCCCGAAATGGTGGCGCAGCGGCTCATACGTGATGGACATCCCGTC